ATTATTATCTAAAGATTAATCTATACTTCCTCAATTACATTGGAAGTTTTAACAACAAGCGCTGCTGTTTCTTCCTCAAACAAAATCCAATTAGCAGAACCGTTTAAGGTGTGTATGTCTACGGCTGCCGGTGATGATGAAAGTAAAGTCATTGCTGCGGCATTTGCTGGCGCGCTATCTCTTGCATTATTTGAAACATAAATATTAGCTGCACCACTCACAACTTCAATACTTGGGGTTGCATTAGCTCTAGCGTTTGTATTGCGGTTCACTCCTGTTAAACAAGGATAAACCACATCATTTGTCGGATTGAAAGTACTCATAATTTATAATCTCCAAATTAATTAATATTTTTATCAAAAAGCAACCAGTCATCAGCCAACATATCCGTCTGTGACGCTAACCACGGAACCAATGATTTTGGCGCATTAGCATTATCAGTTTGTAAACCTGTAGTATTAATGAAAATGTAAGGATGTGTCATTTTACTATTTTCATCAGGTCTTTGCAATTCAATAAAAATTCCTTTCCCGTTCCAACCCGATCTAATAACCTTTCGACCACATTTTAAACATTCTAATGCTTCCCCAAAATTCATATAATTCATATTTTTATAAAGTTTGACTTTTAATAATTTTCTCAACTTCCGCCGGTGTTCCGGTAAATGAAAGTCCAAGAGGGTTAATATTAGGGTTTCCCTTTGCTCCTTTTTTGTTTGCAACAACTATAGAATTGCAGCGATGGTGAAAAGGAGGGAGAATCCCGTTTATATACTGCTCTGGCGTTATAGTTCTACCAGCCAATTCGACACATATTGCCGCTGTTGGACTTGGATTTGTAATTGTAAAGCTTTCTATTTCTTCAAATACTGCCGGGGTCTGATAAATATCATTTCTGCCATTATTAACAGCATTAGAAACAAAGTTAGCCGCTCCAACTGAAACAGGGGGGCCGTCAATATAACGATCAGAACCCACCTTCATATCTTCAATGACTTTATCAGTAGAGTCTGTATTGTCAAAATTATTATTGAAAGGAAAATATAAATTCTTGCTTAAATCTGATTCTTGAGTATCAATGATTAAGTCAACTTCTGCCCTTAGCCTCTCTTTAGTCTGTGAGGTCAATTTGGCTAGATCCTCTTTGTCTGCAAGCTCTATTTGACTAAATCCAACCTCCCTTTTTGCTTGGTCTGTAGCTTTTATTGAGGTATCAACCAAGAAATCAAAGACCTTATTTCTATAGTCTCTTGAGTTCGGTAATTTTTGACCCATAACCTTATTTCTTTTGCCCTTCTCGTTGGAGTTCATTATTTTTTTGCTACTGGCTAATAATTTATCTCTTCTTACCGTCAATTCGGTTTTCATTAATTCTTCTAGTTCCTTCTTATCTTCCTCAATTAGCTTGACCGCTGCATTTTTGTTTTTAACGGCAAAGGTTATAGATTTATTGTTAGTTGAAAACTGACTGGCCAAGCCAACCGGCGCGGGTTGACGGGGTTTTGTAGGATCAATATTCGGATCAATTATTTCTTCCTCTTCTAAGTCTGATTCTGGCAAATTCAATTTCTTTCTGATAAATTCTTTAGTTGTGTCATTTGGTCTTAAATAACCTTTATCGGTTAGCATACTGATTTGCTCTACGAAGTCTTTACCAATTTTATCGGTAATATTTGAAGCTCTTAGCTTCGGATAAGTCGCCCTTTCCCCAAAGTTGACATCGACCAAAGTTTTAATAATGTCTTGATTTATTCTATAAGCTATTTTGTTGGCGTATAACTGAATAGATCCAAAAAAGATATTCATTAGGTTGTTACTTAAGGCAAAAGAGCCGCTACCCGAATTATTGCCTAATTCCATAAATCCGGCTAAAAAAGCTTGAGACATTCCAAGCCTTTCTTTTTCAATAGAATTTTCCACGGCTTGAGCGTCGAAAGAAAGATCGAAGTTTTTAACTTCTGTACCATTTGGCACAACAACGGTGCTTCTTTGATGAGAAATAAAAGCCGCTAATATCGATTGTAAATTCTTTCGTTGACCATCATTATTACCTTTAGGCAATACGCCGATAGGTGTACCCATGCTCGACCTTTCGATCCCCATAGCTTTAATTTTCAAGAATTGTTGCTTGCGTTTCCAGTTGCCATATATGGGGCGAAGTAAGCTTCTACCTTCAAAATTAGCACCTTCTTTATTAATGGCAAAGGTCATTAATTTGTCTGCCTCAACTGTCACATCAACAGATAAATCACCATCGGCACATTGTCTTAAGCTCTCAAGGTCGCCATCTCTTTTAACATTCCATTCTTCAATAGTTTTCGGGTCAATGAAGGAAATTTTCTTAAGGGTAATGGTATTAGGAAAAACGAGGTGTTTTATTTGTGGTCTGTAAACGACCTCAAAGACTGAATGCCCGAATTCTAAGAAGGTTAAGGCTTCTTCGATAAATTGATCAAAATCTATTAATTCAAATAGGTTAAATTCTATGAACTCTTTTATTTTCTCCTCTTCTTCGGTTTCTGTTTTAAAATCAATATCCCAAGTTGCGCTAACAATCGGGCTTTTAACCAATGAAAGCAACATAGTTACTTGATCGCTTGATCTTCTCATGCGATCGGCTATCCTAGCCCATTCATTACCTAATATTTCATTTAGATATTCTTCAAAGAAATAACCACCAAATATTTCTGTACCGTGAGTAGTAGAAGCCATCAAGTTCGAGGCGTCACTTTTACCCCGGGGATCTATTTTTTTAAATATGTCAAGAATGGAAGCCACGATTTAACAAATTGTTAATAACTTTTTTTAAGCTAGATTATTAATATTAATTTTACCACCTGTAATTTGAGCTTACGTTTGAATCGTCGTCTAAATCATCAATCATTTCTCGGTTATCGCCCTCATCATAGACAATGTTTTCGCTTATGGCGTCTTCGATATAATCGTCAAGAGAATATCTGACAGCGTCGATACAATGATTATTTTTATCTAAAATAATATATTTACTTTTGCCATCAGCTCCGACTTTCTTTGCTATTTTTCTTGTTTTTTTTGTCTACCTTGTACGCGTAAAGCCTAAATTCTCTTGCGGTTTCTATGCAGCGAGGATGAATATATATATTATCAAACGACCTTAAAAAGTTAATTCCAGCTTGGACACTCCCTGGGAATTTTTTACAGGAGACAATATCAAATCCTTTTTCGCTCGTCTCTTCATCGTAGCTTTGCGCTAGATATGATATAGTCGCTGGCTCTGAGCAATCGCCCTTGATCGTCCAGTCTTTTGCGTGAGGAATCTCATTATATAACAAGCTTAAACCGTTAATTTCTACTTTATTTCCATAGGCTTCATTGCAAATATAAAGATTTGTTTGGATTCCTTCCTTTTTAATAAAATCCCTAATTAAAACGCTAGGATCTTTAGTGTAGCCAAAATCTGCACCCTGCAAATATCTTTGATATTCAACATAGTTAATATCGGGATAATCAAATTCTTTAACCTCATATTTATTGAGAAATATCAAGGCTTCTGATCTAACATTTAGCTCACCGCCCCAAATATGATCGTACTCTTCCGGCATTGTCCTTAAACATTCCTGCCGCTCAATCTCCAACACGTCCGGGAAAAATGGATTCTCATTCCAGTTTATCGTTTCTAAAATAACATTTTTAGACTCGTAAGAATCCGGAAATCTTTTACTATCCCCTTCTGAATCTTTATATTGACAAAATTTGACATATACGGGGTCTTCTTCCGATTCGGGGTTAAAATCAATCCAAATTTCAGAATGTTCTTTTCTTATTGAGGGGGTCAGCAGTTTTAAACTATTTAAGTTTACGCTTGAAGCTTCTGTAATCCAGCAAATATCAATTTCATCAATAGATTTAAGGCTTTCAATGTTTTGTAAGCCGGAAAATGTAAACTCCCCCCCATTGGTATTGTACATCCTAGTTTCTAAAACGACAAAATGATTGCGTAATAGTGGGTTATCAAGCTTTTGTAGCTTTATTAAGCGTTTAAGTAGGCTATGAACTGAATCTTTAATTGAGTTTTGAAATTCACGGGTAC